AAGAATCCACCGCCTCCGCCCCCACCAGAAGCGAGAGAAACTGCACCACCACCTTCATCTGTGAGGGTTGTGTTGTCAACACGGATTTCGCTGACGCCTGTGACGTTAGGTGTTCCGTCCTGCTCACGCACAGTAAGGATGCCAGCGAACGCTGTCTGGTTGATGCTTACATCAACAAGCTGTGCGTCACCGACCATATCGTCATTGACGTTATCACCAAGTCTCCGAATGCGGAGGCGGAACTTCTCGTTCGGCTGGATGCCATCCGCCTCCGCATTCGAGAAACTGATTGTTGTATAGCGAAGCTGTCCCGAGATGCCTGGTGCCGTGGCAGTGGCTGTCTTAGGGGTGTTGAAGCCATCGCTATCGAGATCCTGCCCGGTCGCGTTAAGACGCTCCCAAGCAACATCCCATTCAACATCGTCGGCGGTAGCACTCTCAGCCATCCACGCGAGCGTAACAGAAACATCAGAACCAACATAGCCCTCAGGCATAAAGTTGGACCAGAAAGCCTCAGTGTTACCCGTATCCTTGAATGCAACAAATCTGTGACTGTTACGCACACCGAAGCGTGCTGGAACAAGTGAACCAGAAAAGTCGAAAGCAAGAGGAGGGGCCGTAAGTAGTGTGCTACCCATTATAACCTCCGGTTACGTGGCTGTAACGGTATAGGTGATCTTCAAAAGATCACCATTGGCAACCGGAATGGTGCCAGCGAACGACGCAGTCGCCCACAGAGTGCCGGTTGTGCCGGACTTGGTATTATCGCTGGTAACGAAGATGCCTTGGAGGGTCCCCGAGCCAGTGATGTTGAAGTTGGTCGGTGTCGAGTTGGTGATCTGCTGACTGGCAGCAGCATCAGGCGACCATTGTGGACGAGTGGCCTCGGTATAGGTGGTGAACTCTGTCCAGCCACCGTGCGAAGCCATAGTGTCTGAGTTGGCAAACGCTGTGAAACCAGCATTGTCCACCAAGCCCAGATACCACGAGGTAATCTGTGTTCCCGAGTTGAAAATGACATCCAACTGGGAGTCTTTGCCGATGTTGGTGACACCGTTGTCGAAGACGCCCTCTTGCTTGAGGGATCGGTTGCCTTCAGCATCCGGTGCGGACCAGACCTCGAACTCGAACTGGCCCTTGAAACCGACCTGTGCCAGAGCATCTGGCGGGGCAGCCAAGAGAAGTGGCAGCGACAGCGGCGCGATGTAGCGACGCATGAAGCTGAGCAGACGCGTCAACAATTTCATGCTCTCTCCTATCGTTGGGAGCGGGATGTTCCCTGCCTGCCGCGGCGAGCAAGGTTTCGATCAACAGTTGTAGTGACTTTACTGGCGACATCCTTGCCGTCCAGCTGCACACTGACATTTACGTTTGGTTTGAAAACGGGAGGGGTAATGACTCCCCCGTCTTCTGCTCCGAAAGGCTCAGGGCGGAAGGGGCTAGGAAGTCGTTGCGTATTGATGTTGGGTGTGATATTGCCAAACTCTGCTGGTGTCCGAGGAGTTGTGCCAGGGATAGCAGAGCGGAAGGCAAGATCCTTTAGTGCTTGTGTATTTCCGTTCAGAGCATTGGTCAGCAGACGGAGCGGCTCAGCATCATCGAGGAGAGCAACCGGTTGCGTAAGCCGATCTTCTGGTGCAACACCAGAGCCAGTAATCTGTTGTTCTCGTTGAACACCAGTCTTAAGAGCCTCACTGCGGAGACGTTCTGCTGATGTTCGATTCTGCTCCTCCACCTGACGCAGAGCCTTAAGCTCATTAGTTAGAACCTCGACTGCACGCTTATTCTCTGCGGTCGGATCAGTCGTCGCCTGGCGCTGGGCTTGCTGTAGCTGCCGTTGAAGCTGTTGCTGCAACGTTGCCGCAGGTGCCGTGCGTCCAGCCGCATCACGTTCTCGTCCGCGAGCGGCATCAGCTTCACGGTTGAGACGCTCACGACGCTCACGAAGGAAGTCTTCGTTGCGTTTCCGCTGGGCTGCCCGAGCTTCAGCCTCACGACGCCGTTGGGCGGATGGCCCGAACTCACCACTCTGACGCTGCCGTGCACGTTCGTCCGCCTCCGCTACACGTTGCGCAAAACCAGTGAGACCTTGTCCTGACTCAGCAATCTTGCGCTGATTGGCTTGCTGCTTCCGTAGACGTTCAGCATCAGAACGCGCTTGTTCAGCTGCCTTCTTCCTGCCTTCGGCAAGCTTGCGCTCCTCTTCGACACGGATCTTGACACCCTCACGTGCGGCGATTTTAGCTGTGTCAATAGCGATGGGACGCTTGGCTCTTTCAGCTTCTTTGGCCGTGTCAATGGCCGTAGGTTGGGCAGCCTTCTCAGCATTGATACGGTTGCGGATGATGTCGTTGCCAGCAAGATCGAGCGTCTGCTTGAGGGTGTCTTGCGGTGTCTGCTGAGTCCTCTGAGTGCCAGGATCAACCAGCGTGCCTTGAGCTTCCTTTTCGGCGGCGCGCACGAGAGCCTTCTGGAAATCCAAATCACTGATGTCGCTTTGCAGTTTCTGCAAACGATTAGTGATTCGACCGATGACTGTGTCGAAACCCTTCTCTTGACGGAACCTCTCCTGGCTTGCTGTAATACGTGCCTTGATTGTGGCAAGCTCACGGTCGAAAGAATTGTTGAGTTGAATGATAGCAGACTCGCGCGCCTGCACCTCGCGCACAAGACCACTGATGTTCTTCTCAGATTGTGCCGCACCAGCAGCTTCAGCAGCTACGCGTGCCTTTAGCCTACGCTCAAGCTCCTTGACAAGTTGGTCAGCGCCCTTCTGTCCATCAATCTGACGACGCTGAGCATCAGCCAGTTGAGCCTGAAGGAAAGCAACCTGGCCACCAAGAGAACGGCCAGCAACATCAAGGTTACCTTTAATGCCCTCAAGAAGCTGTTCACCTTGGAATCGGTCTGGACCCTCCAATGTTCCACGCACAGTGGCAGAGGCCAACTGTTCGACAAGACCTTGAAAGTCGTCACCAAAATCAACAGTGCCAGGACGTTGTGCTTCATCGTCAAGCTTACGAAGGAGATCATCAAGTCGCTTCGTAAGGGTGTTGCCTTCAAGACGACCACCAGCTTCTGTCTCCGTAGCGAAGACGATTCGAAGCTGCTCAGGAGTTAGGCTCTGGATTTGCTTGCGTGTTTCAGTGAGACTGCCACGCAAATTATCGATGCGATCAAGAGCAAGCTTATTCTGCTCGTTAGCGATCTTACGAGCTTCCTTAAGCTCAACTTGACTTTTCTCTTCAATGTTACGGACATCAGTAAGAAGCTGGTTGTTGCCAGCGCGGAGGAGTTCTTCGCTAGCAGTCTTACGAAGCAGGAAGATTTCCTGTTCCGTCTTACGCCTGCGATCAGCATCAAGTCCAAGCTCCTCTTGCAGCTTGGAGATACGTTCCAAGGCTCGAAGCTGTTCGAGCGCACCCTCACGAATGGCCTTCTGGTCTCCCTTCTTGATAAGACCTTCAAGGTTGAAGTCGCGACGCTTCTTCTCCAGGTCGGTAAGCTCAGCCAAAACAATTTGTTGCTGAAGCTGGCGCTTGAAAGCTTCCTCAGCCTTCTTAGCCAACTCGTCAGCCAGCTTCAAACGGAGGTCACGCTCCATCTCAAAGATGCTGACCAGCTTCTCACGTTGTTTGCGCTCCTCCTGGTTCTGCTGTCCGACTTGAGTTTGGAGGCGACGCAGCCCTTCAAGCTGAACCTTGAGCGCTTCAGCCTCAGGTGAACGGAAGGACGCACGTGAGAGATCACGACGGGTCTGCGCAATCTGACGTTGAACATCAAGCTGCTCTTGGTTGGCAGTTCCAATAACGCGACGTGCTTCTTTCGCATCGTTGAGTCTGTCACGAGCAGCCTGCACGCGCTCACGGTCACCTTCACCTTCGGCACGGACAAGGTCAGCACGCGCAGTGAAGATGTCCTGGTCAGCTTTACGCCGGGCTTTGTTCAGGCGAGTAAGAGCATCAAATCGTTGCTTGTTGAGCGCACGAATCTGTCCGCTGACGCGCTCGAAACGAGCCTTGTCACCTTCCTCAGCAGCCTGCCGTTGCTGCTCCTCAAGACCGAGAAGCTGATTTTCAATAAGGCGAATCTGTGTCTGGTCGGCGGCGATGCTAATGTCAAAGCTAAAGAGTTCACGGCTCGCAGCGTTAAACGCCTTACTGATATCAGAAGCAGTCTTCTCGACACCGTCGCTGAACTTCTTGAACTCATTCCTAGCCTGAGAGACACGCTTCTTGAGGCTATCAATAAGGGCCTTATTAATGGACTCCGTCTCGTCCCGCACTGTCTTAAGCGAAGTGAGCCGGAGACGATTGGCCTCAGCAATTGCTTTGTTCTCTTCCGAGATGGACTTACGCACCTCCTGGTTACGCTCACGGATGCCCTTGATGATCTCTTCGTTTGTAAGTTCTTGTAGAGCTGTCCTTTGCTTACGCAACTCTGCTGTCGAACGAGTGATGGCTGCCGTGAAATCATCAGCAGCCCGCTCGTCTTCCTTAAGTGCCTCAGCCGTAAGCTGGTAGGTAACAACAGCTGCTGCTGCAATGGCGGCGAACCCAGCCAACACAGGGTTAGCAGCTAAAAAGGCAATAGCTGCACGGCTGGCTGCAAGCGCAGCAACACCGAGAGCCTTAGCATAAGATAGTGTAGCAATGATGGCAGTTTGTAGACCAGCTACAACTGTCGGCAACGTAAGGACAGCTAGCCCGGTGAGAACACCTTGGAAGGCAATGACAACGCCACGATTCTGGGTAAGAACCTTGAAGAATGCGTTGACCTGTTTACTGAAGCTGATAAGACCTTCTGTAATATCGAGCAGCACCTTAAGGACAGGAGGACCAACGTCCACGAGGAAGAAGTTCTTAATCTGCTGCGTGACGCGAGCAAATCGCTTACCAAGCGTAGCCTGAATGCGTGCCGATGCTTTCTCCAGAGTCTCGACACCACTAGCATCAATGTCTGCTAACGTTCGGTTGAAGGTGTTAACTCCTTCACCGGCAACGATAAGTCCACCAGTGATGGCGCGAACACGACTAAACAGCTTACCAAGTTCAGTCGAACTACCTTGTGTTCGCTTGTCCAAGGCAGCCACGAAGCCCCCGAAGCCAAGGGTCTGAATGGCAGCTTCACCAGAGGCAAAGCCCAATTCGTTAAGGACCTTCTTCAACTCATCCGTAGGTTGAATAGTCTTCTGAATGATACCACGGATAAGAGTGGCAGCCTCGTTGAACTGCACACCCTGCCGAGTAGTCTGAGCAACCGCGGCCAGCAACTCTTCCAGACGGATACCAAGCTTAGCAGCCGGCACCGAGATTCGACCAAAACCTTGCGCCAGTTGTTCGATACGAACGACACCAAGCTCAACAGTTTTGAATAGCTTACCACTGATGTCAGCTGCCTGGTTGGCGTCCTTACCGTAAGCATTGAGCAGCGTAGCGGTTAGTCGAACAGAGTTGGCAACATCAGTAACACCAGCAGCCGCAAGCTTGTTGGCTGTGGTGAGGAACTGTGTGGCGTCTGTGCCCTTAGCGATCTGTGTCGAGAGTGTCTGATAAGCAGCCTCAGCTTGGTCAAGGATATCGAGACCGAACGTATCCGACAGTCGTCGTAGTTCTGACGTCCAAACGGCAGTTGTGAGAACAGCATCGCCTTGAATGGTCTCGATCTCAGCGATCTTGATGGTGAGTTCACCAGCTGCTACGATAGCTTTTCGGAAGGCTTGTTGTAGCTCGAAGAGTGCCCCAACAAAAAGCGAGACTGCACCGACACGAGCAAAACCTTTGATGGTCTTGATAAGTCGTTGCGTAGATGTGATGTTCGACTTGGTCTGTTCACCAGCAGATGCTTGTGCTGTTCGAGCCTTGTCAGCTGCTCTCTTAGCTTCATTGCCAAACTCTCGTTCAGCTTTGACAAGGCGAAAGATAGCGTTCCTGACTCGGTTGACCTCCTCGCCATAGTCACGAATCTCGCCACGCGAGGCATCACGAAAGATTTTGCGAATCTGATCGCCAGTGACCTTAGTCGTGCGAGCAAGACGTTTGACTTGATCTTCCGCGGTGGCGAAGTTCAGGGACTCCCGAGTAGATGGAGTGGGGCCTTGACCTCCACGTGCCTCACGGCGACGAGATGTTTCGGATGCTACTGCCGCACCGGCCTGGAACTGCCGACCAATCTCGGCTTCCAGGCGTTGCTGCTCCATCAGAGCTTTGTTGTTTGCCTGGACAGCGTTGGTGTTCAGCGCGTAACGCTTAGTCGCACCCGCGATGGCTTGGTCAAGTGTCTTGGCGCCGGTGGCGACGGCTTCGAACTCCTTACGGTTGAGTTTGATGGACTGAACGAGCTTGGCGCCAGCACTCGTAGTTGTGACAATAGTGCCGCGCAGCTGGTTGAAAGCATCACCAGCCTTGTTAATGCGTGCACTGGCCGTAACTACAGCATTCTCTTGCTGTGCCAGTTCAGCGAACTTGCGAGAGACGATGTCGAGGGTTCTGGTGAGATCCTCAGCATCTCCCTCGAACCTGACTTTTTCAACCATTGATCGTTCCCGTCACGACGCGGCCCGTTGTGATCCACTTGGAGAAGAGGTCGTTAGCCCTGGAGCGGAACTGCTTGAGAACAAACTCTTCTTGCGCGTCTCGCGCACGTTCCAAGGCACCCACCATTGATGTTGGGCGCATTACTCGACCAGTCTCATGGAGAAAGAACTGGAAGACGGGGATCGTGAATTCAAAAGAAAACCGTGCCTTAGCGAAATTGAAATCAAATGCTTTCTTACCCTTGCGCACACCAGTAGCAAAGCTACGAGTGCCACCTTGCGGTGCACCAGTGCGAGGGTTAAGTTCCGGTTTCTTAACACCAGTCTTTGGAGTAGCACGGAATGTGAGGATGACGTTGGTGAAACGGGCGAGTGGTTCGAGCGAGCCCACCGACTCACCCGTTTCGACCAGCACCTCACGCGCTAGGCGTTTGGCAAAGACACCACCTCCATCGATCCAAAGCTGCTCCAACATCTTTTGCGTAGCATCTTTGATCTTCCTCGAACGCAAGCGTCCGAAGCCGATACCTTTGCGGCTTGCGCCAATGCTACTGACTTTGATATTGAAAGGCATTATCGCTTCTTTGGTGTCATTGCCTTGATAAGATTGCTAACGGACTTGTAGATCGCTTCAACAATCTGTTTGTGATGCTCAGCATCTTCGTATTCACGGATCTGAGAATACGCAATGATGTCTGCTTGCTTGGGTGTTTCGTTCTTCTCCCAGGTATCACGTAGACCGGGTGGTCTGATACCTAGTCTTTCGCAGCCTCGCCAGACGGTGTAACGGGCGGAACGGAACCTCGGGAGCTTTCGGAAGCTTGTCGAGCCGCCTCCCTTAGCAAAAAAGATTCGGTTGCCTCGTCGATCTTGGACTGATCCAGACCGTTGGCTTGACTGACACACATGACGATACGGGACTGCTCAGCAGGCGAGAGACCAGCATCCGACATTTCCTTCTGGTAGTTCTTCCAGGTCTTGTGGTCACCCATGTCCACCGTCTCCCACTCCAGACCTTCGGTAGCCTTGAGAGATTGGAGGATCATCCAATGTGACTTCATCTCAGCCCACTCGTGGAACCGTTTGATATAGCCTGGGTCTTCGAGGTTTTCGACTTCCTCGGATGTTCCGGCATAGACGATCTTGGGTGGTGTCGGTTGGGGACACAGTTTCTCGAAGGGTTCGTAGTCGTTGATGGCCTGAGCCCTAAATACCAGGTTTCCAGCACGACGAGGAATGACTACGACTTCCTCGTAGGCGCCTTTGACCTTGACTCCTTTGATCTTCATTTGACAATTCCTTTGTGATGCCCAACCTGGCCCCGAAGGGCCAGGCTGAACGATTTGAACTGGCTTAGGTAGTCTGCGGGAAGCGGACCGCCGTAGCCTCCTTGATGTTGGCACGGCCAGTGACCGAGATCGTGGCCGCCCGAAGGTCGAAGTCCAGGGACTCCCACCGGAAATCGGAGATGGTCACGCGCTCGTTGTCGATCCCCGCTGACTTGCGGCACTGGGGCTCGTAGAGCAACTCGATGTCCACCGCATAGGGTGCACACTGATCGGGGTCGGACGACAGCCAGCTGCTGGCGTTGCCGGTCCCCTTGACCGCATCAACGGGCGTGGGAACACCACCGGACGACGGAGTGCCGGTGTAATACTCCCAGTTGAATTCGAACGAGACATCGACGGGGACCTCGTCACCCTCACGAACCTCATCGATCAATCCTCGGTCGAGAATGTATTCGATTGTCCGGTTTTCGGTCCATGTGAGGTTTCCCTCACCAACCTTCACCAGAAGCTCGTTGGGGGTGGGCGTGGTTCCGTCCTTGAAGCGGATGGTCGAACGCTTGATGTCGATCAAGACACCAACGTTTTCCCAAACAGACGGGATGAACTTCATCGTGCAGTCCTCCTAGACTTGCAGGTCCATGACGTAGTGTGCCTCAACCATCGATTGAAGCAGCTTGGTCTGAATATCAATCTGTCCAAGCCGATTACCTTCAATGAAATCAATCTCACTCTTGTTCTGCTGTAGCACGTAACAACCTACAAAACTATCGTCATCACCGGGACGGTTGCCGAAGCGGCACACAGGGATAGAGTTGACGAAGGCTGATTGAGCCAACCCCACCATGTCATCGAGGATGTGATAGTCGGTGTCGTTCATGACAGACTGACAGAGGACGTTGATCTCGACACGCAGTTTCCAACAGTCCTTGCTGACCTCCAGCAAGCGTGGGCCATCGACGCGAAGCTCAAAGAAGTTGGGAATCTCGTCGGTGTCTCTATGCTGGTTCTCAATAAACAGAGGAAACGACAACGGGTTGTCCTTATCGAACGGCTCGTTGATCGGTGCTGGCGACAGCAAGTCTTGAAAATGCTTGCTGATGCTAGCTTTACTCCATCGTGACCAGCTAATATTGGCAGGCATTAAGCACCTACCGTCGCTGAGTTGCTCAGCGCTTTGGCAAGGAAAACATAGAAAGCTCGGCTAGGTTGTTCCACGATCTTAAGGATCTCGTAACGCTCTGAGTCGAACTCGACATGGTGCTTCAGCTTCGGGCGAAAATCCCTAGGCAGATCCTTAGCACTAATGATGATGACTCGATTGTTCGAGTCGAAATAGGCCCCGTGAGTGAAATTCTTCGCAGAGGCGATGTAAGCGAGATCATAAACGAAGTCACGCATAGCTTCTGCTGGCATCAAGACAGCCTTCTTAAGAGAATAGCTGTCATAGGTGCGTGTGATAGCACCCGTGGTGACATCGTGGGTGTTCGACGTGGGCACGTAGTATGTGGCAGACTGACCAAAGGTTCGCTTCAGCCGGTAAATCAGTAGTTTGTGCTGTCGAAGACTCATGATATCTCCTAGCGGCCTAGGGGCCGAAGCCCCTAGACCAGGATGATGCTAGGACAGGACGAGGACACCCAGACGGGTGTCGAGGACCTTGACGCCGCACAGCATGTCGAGCGTCACGAGGTGGCCCTGCTTGAGGCCGAGGTAGGTGATGGTCACGCGGATGCTGAGTCCGCGCCAGTTCATCACCATGCTCAGCGCACCAGTGCCAGCCTGCGGCATGGCGAGCGGACGCGAGACGAGCGCGAGCGCCATCTCGTGGAACGCGAAGCCATACTCACCGTCCGGGCCAAGGCCCAGAACGGCGTCGTCAGCCGCAGCAGCACGCAGCGGACGATCCAGCCAGGCACCTGTCGTGGACAGGGTCGGACCGGACAGCGCCGAGTGAATCGGGTTGGTCTCGCCAGTGGCGGCGAGAGCAGCACCGATCGACAGCAGCTGGCCCTTCTGGGGAGCGGCAGTGAGACCATCGAAGGTGATCTCCTTGCCGTAACCCGTGGTGTAACCAGCACCGAAATTGATGGCGCCAGCCGGGTAGACCGACACGACAGCATCGTCAGCCACGGACTCCCGGAGACCGGGAGCAGCGACAGTGATGCTGGTGGGCGTCGTGCCACCAACCGTCGAGACCACTTGCAGCGGAGTGAGGTCACCCGCAACAGTGATCCACGAACCCGCCGGGATAGCCGCCGAGAACCCATCGACCGCGATGACAGTGGTTCCAGCGGGGTAACCCGCCGCAAAGTTCACCGCACCGTCGACCGTGGACTGCCCGACGACGCTGGGCAGGTTCTGGTCCATGAAGATGTCCATGCCGTATTTACGGCCCAGCGAACCCTCACGGAGAGCGGTGCCCGGATCACCGACCTTGTCCGCCTCGACGAACGAATCGATGTTGAGCATCGCTGTCTCCTGGTTCGGAGTCAGCAGCAGGCGACGACCCTGGGTCGGAACCCGCAGCTTGTTCAGCTCTCCACGAGCCGCCGTGACGAGCGCCCGGGTGGGCGTGACGCCCAACTGGCCGACCGACTGGTGGCGGAAGTGATAGATCTGACCGAGGATGATCTCGTCCAGCTGCTGAGCGAGGCTCACCATACCGGGAACGAGATACTCGTCACGCAGCACCTTGAAGCCCTTGGACTCCTCACCGTCCCGAATCAGGAACGACGTGTGCAGGTGCTGATCCAGCTTGACAGCGACGTTCGTCGCGGTCGCGTCCTGGATGGTGACATCGTCATCGTCGACCTTACGGCGAGCGGTGAACTCTCCGTGCAGTCGTGTGTTGACGGTGTCACCGAACTGCTGGATGCTGTTCTCGAAGTTGCGATGCACCAGCTGCGCCGCAACGACATTGTTCTCGAGAATGAGCAACGACTCCGCCGCCCAAATCTCGGGGTTGAAAGCGTCGAGGCTGTTGGCATAGACCAGAGGCCAGACGCTCGGAAGGAACTTGGATGTCATCTCGTGAAACTCCTATTCGTCGAGAGTGATGCTACCGTCCCGACGACCCTTGATATAGGCCGCGGGATCCTTGGCTTGAAGCGCCAAAGCGGGCTTCTTGCCACCATCGGCGTGATTTCGTTGACCCACGCCACCAGTTCCTTTGCCTTCGAAAAGGTTCTGGTATTTCCCGATTTCAGTCATACGCTTGATAGCCTCCGACGGGGAGATATCGAGCGTAACCGGCTTACCCTTGTCATCGGTGTCCTCGAATCGGACTTTGGGCACCAGACGTCCGGTGGGCTTACCGTCGTGAAGATCCTCGACGAGTCGAGTCTTACGATCAAGCAACGAGACAATTTGTTCCGGATGGAACGCCTTGTGCTCAACCGCTGCGTCCGTTAGGGCGCGAGTGATTGTAGAAGTGGTGAACATCGTTTGCCACTTCGAGATTTCGCTGTCTTTCTCGGAGATCACGTTTGTGAACTCCTGCTCCTTACGCTTCAGTTCCTTGGCACGAAGCTCCTGTTCCGACAGGAGAGAGTTGTTGAGTGTTTCGAGGCGCTCCTCCCACTCCTTCCGCTCCTCAGTCGTGAGGTCGGACTTGGCCTTGAGCGCGTTGATCTCACCGATGAGCTTCTTCTGCTCATCAGTGGTCTTCTTGAGTCGCGACTGGACGATGCGATCGACGTCTTTCTGAGAGAAGACTTTGACCTCGTCGGGACCATCTCCCTTCGGCGGATCACCTGCAGGAGGGGACGGGTCACCGGCGGGCGGATCGCCAGCGGGCGGCGGGTCATCATCGGCGTAAACGTTGAGCCAGATGTAGGGCATCAATTTGGACAGCATTGGTTTCCCCTTTACGGGTTTGTGGCGGGAACGTCTTCGTCCCCTGGATTGTCGTCCCCATCCTCCTCTTCAGGATGGGAACCGTTGATCTTCTTGGTCAATCGAAACATTCTTGAATCTTCATGCTTGGCTTCGTCCTCGTCAATACTAACTTGGACGTCGCGTGTTTTCTTGCAAGTGGAGTCGACGGTGCGGGATGCCCGGTCGAAGGCTGCCATAAGCTGTGCCTTCAACTGTTGATGGCTCTCACTGAACTCCATACACCTACTCCTGCCTTCTGAGTAAGGTTTCAACCTTTTCAAGAAGGTTCTTGAGATCGGTCATCAAGGCAGGAAGCTTACCAGTAAGCTCCAATCCCTTGAGAAAGACTTCTTTTTGTTCGCCCATCAACCGTTCAATGTCAGCGCGCCGACCTTCCTGTTCTGCATCCAGCCGTGTGATAAGTGGTAAAAGGTCATTGTGGACCTTCTTCAACATATCTGCTTCTTCGTTGCTGAGACCTGTTGCTTTGGATCGATAGAGAACGATAATAGTGGCGCTGAGAGCGGTGATAATGACTACGACGCCACCCATGATCCAGTTGAAAATTTCAGCTGGGACAGCGTCACTGACTTCTTTGACATCTTGCGCGTGCGCAGTAGACATCATGCAGAGGAGAAGGATGATGTAGCGCATCAAGTAGTCCTACTAATACGAAAGGTCATGGGGTCACGTAGATAAGGAAGGATGTAGCTCCAAGCCGTAGCACTCATGATACCGTTAAGAATATGGATAGGGCGTCCGGTTTCTTTATCGAACTGAACCTTGGCTTTACCAAACTCCTGCCGACTAATAGACAGTGACTCCCGCTCCATCTCAGGATCTTTGCCTTCGAGAAGTGCAAGAGCTTCTTCAGCGCAAGCACACTTGATGTCATCGGGCACGACTGTATCTGTGCCACGAGGAAATTGTAGTTCTTGATTGTCGTCGGCGCGATCGCCACGATAGTTCAGTCGATCCATGGCCCGAGTGGCCTGAAGCAAAGCCTTGTCTTTATCGGTATCGGAGGCATCATCCCAACACTCAGCGTTAAGACGCCCAGCAAAGTAGGTGTCTCCCTCAACACGAGAAGTATATGGCGTCGTGATGAAGCTCATCGTCCTTCTCCTCGTGTGCGGTCACGAGTGTTATCGCGCTGCGTATTGTCACGCGACTCGGTTTTCTCAACCGAAGGTGAGTTGCCAGGGTCTTCATCAGCATCCGCTACGCCACGAGCAGCTGGGCGGTCAACCGAGTCTGTTGGTGCAGACGACTGTGCAGCAGCGATGCGTGCAAGACGCTCAGCGTGATCTTTTTTAGCCCGTTCGACCTCACCCTTGGGGTAGCCTCGGGCCATGCTAGCTGTTTCCAAGCTAACAAATCCTGCTTCATGGTCGCTACGAATGACTTCGGGGTCAGTGTTGATAACGTCAGCCTTTTCGATCTCGCTGGTGATCTTCTGCAACTCGTCATTACTGACGATATGTCCAACAAGGATCTGGGCCTGACGTTTGGCGACTGTCTTCTTGAAGGTCTGACTCGGGAGCGTGGGACCAAGAGCACCAAGACGCTTGGCCTCCTCTTGGCGTTCCTCCTCGGTCATGATGGAGTAGTTCTGAGGATAAACGATGCGAACATCCTCAGGGTTGTGTCCTTCGTATAGACTCCAAATACGAGCGATCTCCCGCTCACCCCACTCCAGTTCCATACCAATAGCAGCAAGGCCCGCGAGGAGACCAGCATCATCTGCACGCTTCTGCGGAGCACTATTGGCTGTCACGCTTTGAGCAGTAAGGTTCACCAAACGGCGGATGTCGTCCTTGATCTTCTCCTGTTTCTCCATCGAGACCTTGATCGGATCAGGAGAAGGGTTAATGAAGTTGGGTTCGTTCAGGCCACGCGGGTATCGTCGACCCGAACCAGCTCCCAATTCAATTGTATGGTCACCGGCCACTTGAGCATTAGCAGCTGTGCCATCAGGGAACGTAGAGCCATGTCCTGACGCTGCGCCTCCAAGAAAAGCTCCTCCTCCGAGGTGAGAATGACCAATGAGCTGATCCTCGACCGGTGGATTAGGTCCTCGTGGCGGTCTCGCAAAGACCCCTCCAGCAAGATCAGCAGCCGGATCGAATTGTTCGACGTAGAGGGGGAAGTTGGATTTGAGGGCATAGGACATGTCCGCTGATTCGAGGTTCAGCAGTGCGATCTGGTAGTCAGCAACATCCGTCATGAGGGATTCACTAAGACCAAAAGGCACAAACGGAATCTCGGGGAGGTCCAGGACAGTGGTTTCGTCGACCATAGGCTGACCAACATGGTTATAGAACTCGACCAGAACAACGAAGCGTCCTAGTTCTTCAGAGAACAGACGGCGCAAGAGTCGGAAACGTTTGGTGTGGCCGATGACTAGACCAGTTTTCTCGTCCTTCTTCTCGG